ATATGCTAATAAAAAATGGCACGCTGAGGATGAAGAAAAATTAAAAGGTAAGCTTATGTATAGCAATAGTGAATTGGAAGAATTAGGGATAGCCTTAGGAGATGTGGTGGGCTTTACACCTGACTCCGAATATGAGTTTGAAATAGAAGGCAAAAAATTATACAGAATATTATCTAATCAAGTTACAATAAATTATGGATCGAAGGAAAAGAATAATACAAGCCGCTGAAAAAGCACTGGTTGAACTTGAAAAAGTTATTAAACAAAATATTGATTTATCTGAACTAGATCCTGAAAAAGCAAAAACTGCAGCACAAGCTAAATGGGTTGCAATAGAAGATTCGTTAAAAATTATAGAAAAAATTGAAGAGCTATCTGATAAAAAATCTAGTAATAAAGAATCTAAAACTTTTTTAGGTGTTGAAAATAGAATCAAATAATGTACAAACAAACACTTTATAAAATACACACAACTCATTTATCTGATAAAAAAATTAAACATCTTAATAAACATAAGAGGTTTGAATATGGATATAATGAAGATCTAGACTGTGTTATAATAAGTAAAGATGGTACAATAGGTAACATATATGAAATACAAGGTCTTAAGGTAGCAATACCTAAAACTCCAAACGTAATAGATGGAGAAGACCTAAAGCAGTCAGATCAATATTTTAAAATAAAAAATAAACCTGAATCTTTAAATAAAATAAAAAGCATATATGATTTTCAATCTTATCCAGAAGATATTAAGGAAAAGTATTACAAGTATATTGATGATGAATTTAATTATCGTAATGATGGTTATTGGTTCATGTGCAATGGTTCCCCGAACTACATTACAGGATCGCACTATGTCTATCTCACTTGGACAAAGATTGACGTGGGAGCACCAGACTTTAGACAGGCGAATAGAATCTTTTATTACTTCTGGGAGGCGTGCAAGGCAGATAAAAGATCTTATGGAATGTGCTACCTCAAGAATAGACGGTCTGGGTTTAGCTTCATGGCATCATCAGAGACTGTTAACTTGGCAACCACTTCCAAAGACTCTAGGTTTGGAGTATTATCTAAAACTGGAGCAGATGCAAAGAAGATGTTTACAGACAAGATTGTACCTATATCCATCAACTATCCATTCTTTTTCAAACCAATACAGGATGGGATGGAGAGACCAAAGACGGAGTTATCCTATAAGATACCGTCAAGAAGACTTACCAGAAATGCCATTAAAGAGACCTATAATCAGAAGGAATTTGGGCAGGGGCTCGACACAACAATTGATTGGAAGAACACCGGCGACAACTCGTACGATGGGGAAAAACTCCAACTCCTTGTACATGACGAATCCGGCAAATGGGAGAGGCCGGACAATATACTCAACAACTGGAGAGTCACGAAAACGTGCCTCAGGCTTGGAGCACGAGTAGTTGGTAAATGCATGATGGGATCCACCTCTAATGCTTTAAATAAAGGAGGAGATCATTTTAAAAAATTATATAACAATTCAGATGTCACAAATAGAAACCGCAATGGCCAGACTACAAGTGGATTATATGCTTTGTTCATACCTATGGAATGGGGATACGAAGGATTCATTGATAAATTCGGGTATCCTGTCTTCGACAATCCACCAGAACCGATTAAAGGAATTGATGGCGAAAAAATACATTCGGGAGTTGTTAACCACTGGAATAATGAGGTGGAAGGATTAAAACATGATAGCGATGCTTTAAATGAATATTATAGACAATTTCCAAGATCAGAAAAGCATGCTTTTAGGGATGAAACGGTTAATTCTTTATTTAATTTAACTAAAATCTATGAACAAATAGATTATAATGAAGAAATGGCTTTAAAAGGATATGTAACAACAGGTTCTTTTAGTTGGAAAAATGGTATAAAAGATACTAAAGTAATATGGACACCAACTCAAAATGGAAGATTTAGGTTATCCTGGATACCTCCAGTTTCTTTACAAAATAATATAATTATAAAAAATGGTATTAAATTTCCTGGCAATGATGGCCTCGGAGCCTTCGGGTGCGATAGTTATGATATCAGCGGTACTGTTGGGGGTGGTGGGTCTAATGGTGCTCTTCACGGATTAACAACGTGGAGTATGATTAGTGATATACCTAATACTAAATTTTTTTTAGAATATATTGCAAGGCCGCAAACAGCAGAAATATTTTTTGAAGATGTATTAATGGCTTGTTTATTTTATGGAATGCCTATACTTGCTGAAAATAATAAACCAAGATTATTATATCACTTTAAAAGAAGAGGTTATAGAGGTTTTTCTATGAACCGTCCCGATAAATCTAAAATAAAATTGTCTAAAACAGAAATAGAATTAGGTGGTATACCTAATACATCAGAAGATATTAAACAAGCTCATGCTGCTGCTATAGAATCTTATATAGAAAATCATATTGGTAAAAAAGAAAATTCATATGGTAATATGTTTTTTCAAAGAACATTAGAAGATTGGGCTAAATTTGATATATCAAAAAGAACATCTCATGATGCTTCTATAAGTAGTGGTTTAGCTATAATGGCTTGTCAAAAACATTTATACCGCCCTTCGGCGGAAAGAGTAACAAAAAAAGTTGATTTTGGTTTTTCAAAATATACTAATTCAGGATCAAGAAGTCAGATAATAAAATAAATATGGCAAAAAATAAAGGGCAATCAATTCAATTCCCGAGTCAAGCTGTCTCAGATGCAATAAAACAATCTAAAGAATACGGATTATCTGTTGCTAGAGCTATAGAGCAAGATTGGTTTAATAAAGACAATGGAGCTGGTAGATATTATCAAACAAGAGATGAGTATCATAGACTAAGATTATATGCAAGAGGTGAGCAATCTATAAAAAAATATAAAGATGAATTTGCTATTAATGGTGATTTATCTTATTTAAATTTAGACTGGAAGCCAGTGCCTATAGTTCCTAAATTTGTTGATATAGTTGTTAATGGCATGCAAGACAGATTGTTTAGTATAAAAGCTTTTGCTCAAGATCCTATATCTACAGGTAAAAGAACTAAATTTGTAAATAATATACAAAGAGATTTAGCAGCTAAAAAAATATTAGCTGATATTGAAGCTGAATTAGGTGTTAATGCTAGAAATGTTCCTGAGGAAGATTTACCTTCTAATACTGAAGAGCTAGAATTATTTATGCAATTAAATTATAAGCAAGGAATTGAAATAGCTCAAGAGCAAGCTATTAATAATGTTTTTCTTTCAAATAAATATGATGAAATAAAAAGCCGTGTAGATTATGATTTAGCTGTTATAGGAATTGGCTGTGCTAAGCATTCTTTTAATAATACAGATGGTATAAAATTAGATTATGTAGATCCAGCAAACTTAGTATGGTCCTATACAGAAGATCCCAATTTTCAAGATTGTTATTATTTTGGAGAAGTTAAAAAAATAAAAGTAAATGAACTTAAAAAGCAATTTCCTAGTTTAACAGATGAGACAATTGAAAAATATACTAAAAAAGGATCTAATTATGTTGATTATAGTACTATAGGTAATGATAGTAATGGAGCTATTGATGACAATAATGTTGTTACGGTATTATATTTTAACTGGAAGACATGGGAAAGTAATGTTTATAAAATAAAAGAAACTACCAGTGGTGCAGAGAAAGCCATACAAAAAGACGATAGTTTTGACCCGCCTAGTGATAAAAGAACTAGATTTAAAAAAGTTGCACAAGCTAGAGAAGTAATATACGAAGGAGCATTTATATTAGGAACCTACGAATTATTAAAATGGGAAAAAGCTAGCAATATGATTAGACCATTATCTAATACTAATAAGGTAATGATGAATTATATTTTAAGCGCTCCTAGATTATATAAAGGTAATATAAATTCTTTAGTTTCTAAGATGGCTCCTTATGCCGATTTAGTTCAATTAACTCATTTAAAATTACAGCAAGCAATACAAAGAATGACTCCCTCTGGAGTTTATTTAGATGCAGATGGTTTAGCTGAAATTGATTTAGGTAATGGCACAAGTTACAATCCTCAGGAAGCATTAAACATGTACTTCCAAACAGGTTCTATTATAGGTAGATCTCAAACTGTTGATGGGGAAATGAATCCAGGTAAAGTTCCTATTCAAGAATTACCAGGAGGCGGTGGAAATCAAATACAAATCTTAATAGGCGCATATAATCAATATATTCAAATGATGCGTGATGTTACGGGCCTTAATGAAGCTCGTGATGGTTCTGATCCAGATCCAAAAGCATTAGTAGGAGTTCAAAAATTAGCAGCAGCTAATAGCAATACAGCTACAAGGCATGTTTTAAGTAGTAGTATGTTTATTACAACCAGCTTAGCTGAAGCTATATCCCTTAGGTTTAAGGATGTATTAGAATTTCATCCTTCAAAAGAAGCTTTTATTACAGCTTTAGGTAGGTTTACAGTAGGTTCATTAGAGGAATTAAAAGAATTACACATGCATGACTTTGGTATATTCTTAGAACTTGAACCTGATCAAGAAGAAAAACAATTATTAGAAGCTAATATACAAACCGCTTTAGCTCAAAAAAGTATATTTTTAGAAGATGCTATTGATATAAGAGAAATAAATAATACTAAACTTGCAAATCAATTACTAAAGTTTAGAAGAATCAAAAAGCAACAAGTTGACCAGCAACAGGCTCAAGCTGCAAGTACTGCACAAGCAGAAGCGCAGGGCCAAGCACAGGTTGTTGTTGAAAATGCTAAAGCTCAAGCTGAACAAATTAAAACAGAATCTAAAATTCAAGTTTCTACTGCTGAGAATGAACTTTCAATAAAGAAAATGGAAGTTGAAGCTAGAACAAAAAGAGAGCTTATGCAATTTGAATATGATTTAAATGTTCAATTAAAAGAATTAGAATTACAAGCGCAGAAAGAGCTTGTAAATGCTCAAAATACAAGTAAAGAAAAAATATCTCTTTCAAAAGTTACAGGCCCAGTTGACACTGGTAAACCTAAAAAGTCCTTTGAATCAAAAGGCAATGATGTTCTAGGAGGTTTTGATTTATCAAGATTTGAACCTAGATAAAACTATTTAAACTATTTTATTATATACAATTATGGAAGAAACAATTAATGTTAAACCAGTAGAAGATTCTAATGAGCCTCAAACAGCTCAAGAAAAAGAAACTGCTGTTTTAGAAAAAGCCGTTGAAGAGGGAACTGTTGATAAAGAATATGGTTTGCAAGATGACGGCGTTTATAAAATTAACTTAGATAAACCACCAATACCAAAAGAAGATGCCGTTCAAAAGCAAGAAGCAGAGAGCATATCTGTGGGCGATGGAGCCGGCGATAGCGAAAAAGTGGACAAAGAAGTACGGGAGCAAGATTCAAAAGAGCCCGAGCAAAAAGAAGAAAAAGAAGAAGAAAAAATAAGTGAATCACCTTTAGAACTTGTAAATGAAGAAGAGGTACCTAAAGAAATAATTAAAGAGGAGCCTAAACAAGTAATAGAAGAAAAAAATATACCTGAAGCACAAAAACAAGAACTTCCTGAAAACATAGATAAACTTGTAAGGTTTATGGATGAAACCGGTGGGTCCGTTGAAGACTATGTAAATTTGAACAAAGATGTTTCAAAAATGGACAATACCACATTGCTTCGTGAATATTATAAAAGTACAAAACCTCATTTAGATGCAGATGATGTTGATTTTTTATTTAACAAAAATTTTGCATATGATGAAGAGGCGGATGAACCGTCTGACGTTAAAGCTAAGCAATTAGCTTTTAAAGAAGAATTATATAATGCTCAAAATTATTTTAATAGTGCTAAGGAAAAATATTATGCTGATCTTAAGTTAAGAAAGCAAGAAAATATTTCTCCTGAATATATTGAAGCTATGGAGTATTATAAAAGTTCACAGCAACAATCAGAAGAATATAATAATCTTCAAAAACAGTTTATTGAAAAAACAAATAATGTTTTTAATGATAATTTCAAAGGTTTTGATTTTAAGGTCGGAGAAAACAAATATAGGTTTAAGGTAGATAATACTGAAAAAGTTAAACAATATCAATCAGATATTTCTAATTTTGTTAATGAGTTTTTAGGAAAAGATGGAGCTGTAGCAGATGCCCCTGGGTATCATAAAGCTTTATTTTCAGCTACAAATGCAGATAAGATTGCAAATCACTTTTATGAGCAAGGCCGTGCCGACGCTATAAAAAATGCTGCTAAGCAAGCTAAAAATATTAATATGGATCCTAGAGTAGATAATACTACAATAGAAACCAATCAAGGAGATAAAATTAGAGTTGTATCTGGTAACTCATCTGATAAGTTGCGCATTAAATGGAATAATTAACAACTTAAAATCAAACAAAAATGGCTTTTACTAGTGGCATTCCTGCCGCATTACAACCAACCCAGTCTAAAACATTATATTCTGGGAATTACATTGACTTCACTGCTGCGGCACATGATCAATGGACACAACAATTTTTACCCGATGTATACGAAAAAGAAGTCGAAAGATACGGAAATCGTTCAATCGGATCATTTTTAAGAATGGTATCTGCAGAGATGCCTTCAACATCAGATCAAATTATATGGACAGAACAAGGACGTTTACACACTCGTTACGCGAATGTACTCCCTCAGGGGACTGC